AGATGGAAGCACAGAGGTCCAGTCTGAAAAAGAAGCGTCAGCGCCTAGAATCACAGCGAGAATCTGTTCCGTTCCGCAAACGGCAACGGCCTCGACGGTGGTAACAACCGGAAACCAACGATTCCATCGAGGACTCGGTTTCATCGTGGGCTCCATAAGAACAAGCGTTTTAGCATCAGTCGTCACTTTCGGTTCTGTTCGTAAGACCCGTATGGGCTTTCCTGTAGTTGGATGATGCGCTAACATTCTTACACTCTTAGAGTGTACGAATGTTTAGATGGTTTATAGAGAGACTTATAACGAAAATGTGGTTGTAATACTTGACGTAAGAGGAAGTATACGAACAAAGGTACCTTGAATCGTGTTTGTAATGCCTACAAGTTGCATGAATTGCGCATTTGTGCTCGGTGCGAACGAAGATAAGCTAGTCGCCACACAATTGGAGTAGATGAGTGTGGTGAACGCATTCGATGTAGTGATAGTGGAAGTCATAATTGCAACGGCTGGCACCACACCGGTATTCGAAGGCCCCACAAAATTCAAATTTGTATTTCCCAAAAGGAGGTTTGATAATACATAGGTGAGACTCGAATAATTCAAATTGGGACTGTTGGCTGTTCCTGTACTGACAGTGTATGCGAACGAGGAGAGGAGGTTGGATCCCGTTCTCGAAAATCCCGCAAGTCCGTTTCCACTAATACGGGTAATATTTCGAGTGCTGGATAGTAATAGAGTATTGAACGTAGGAAGAACGGTTTGGAAGATTGAAGAAACGGTAGTGGTTGGTTTTCCAACAACATAGGCATTGATAGAGGTAGCTATCACAGTGGATGTCGCACTACTAATCACGGGGAGTTGAATTACCGCTGTCGATTGGGAGAATGAAAAAGGCCCATACGTTTGGATGGTTGAAGTGCCTACATTGTATGTTAATTGAAGTTGAGGATTGAAGTAGGGAGCCCCCACTGTAGAAAAGGGAAAGAAGGAATAGGTCGCCCAATTGACGGCAATCGGTGTGTTTCGCCACACATAATTCGTGATCGCACTTCCGTTGCTATAAACAGAATAAATACTGGAGAAGGTGCTAATCCCCACAGAGGTTACATTCAATCGTGGATAGATACCGAGTAAGTTTGTATAGATAATTTGGTTCAAAATCGTATATTCGTATTGCATGGTGTAATCGGCATTACTCACATAGGGGATATAGCGTTCATTTATCCTAGTTGGATATCCGTAATGATTTACATCAAGAACTAGTAAACTGCTATTTGTAGAATAGAATATTCCGACGGTACTGATATCAATTGTGATGACACCTCGATTGTAATTCAGCGTGGAAATAGCATTCGATAAGTAAGATAGTTTGTAGGTGTTACCATTTTGTAGATTATTCACATTGATGTAAAAGTTGCGATAGGTTGCGAAATCCATAATCGCATTCGAGGATGTATTTGAGAGAAGAAGCACTTGTTGTGTTACCAATGTGCTCGTTACATTGGAGGTAATTTGTGGGGAAATTGTGGATATGTAACCGAAGGTCGTGCTTGTCAAAGAGGAATACACAGTGTCTTGTAAGGTGGAATTGAGATTATAATATAAGGAAGAATACAAGGTACTTATAAGACTTGATACATACCACATGGTGCTTACAACCACCACACTTACAGTGGAAGCGTAGACGGAACTGACGTTCGAATTGAAGAACGCATCAGCGGTTGAGATATTAATGAGGTTGGTGGAATATAAAATCCCACCAATCGAAGTGCTCACAGAGGTGGAGGTTGTTATATATAAGGTTGAATAGTATTGTTCCAATTGGACAAAGGATATATAAATACTACTCAGAATGGAACTGGTGGTTAAGAGATGAACTTCAAACGCAAGAGAGGATAAGTTGCCGGTTGTAGTACTCAATACAGTAGCAACGGTGGAGAGAGTGGAGATGGTGGCTGTTGAGAATCCTTGAAAGGACGCCGTCAAACTGGACGTGTTATTTGCCGTCGAAACTATTTGTAATTCTAGAAAATTTGTAGAAAAAGCGAGATTTAAATCTTGGATGCCTTGGGAGGTCGAAACAGTCGAGGTCGTCCACCCATAACTGAGCGATGAGAGGTTGGTACTAAGCGCATTTAACTTAGCAATTTGTGTGGATTGGACGTTCAAGGTTGAAAAGATAGAGCCAAATGTAGAGATTGTTGACGCATTGATCGTGTATATAAAACTACTTAGCGCACTGCTCACAAACAAGATGGAACTGTACAAACTATCCGATGTACTCACGAGCGCAGTTGTAAGATTGCCTTGGACCGAGGATAAACTGCTTTTTGTCGCATAGGTCACACCAACGTAATTTGAATACGCATTAAGCGCATTGGTCTGTGTTTGACCCGCTAACCCAATTTTAATTACAGTTTCTTGCGTAATACTTGAGTAGGTGCTTGCGTTTTGGATAATAATGGCTGCGCTAAGTGTTGAATATACACTGCTCAACCCAGTATTTAAAGAATTAATTTCAGCATAAAAGGTTGATTGAGTACTGACACCGAGTACAGTACTCGTCATGTAATTAACAGAACTCTGGTAGAACGAGTTTACCGCAATATATAAGGCATTTGTTGTTGATATTGAATATTCGTAAGCCGTTGACACGGTGGATTGAAGTTCATTTGTAGTGGATAGCGTCGATTGATTGACAGCTGCTTGGCCTGAACTTAATTGCTGAATATAGATGTTTGTAGATCCAAGGGAAGTGCTCAGTGACGACAAATTTTCAGGCAGTACGGCGTTACTCCAATAGCCTTGACCAAATCCATTCGCATACAAAACGTATTGCGATGATATCGGGTAATTGTCGGGTCCTCGAATGAACACGGTTTCTAACCCGAGAACGTTGACAAGTTCTGATTGCTGATACGCCATCCTAGTTTGGATAAACCTTTTGGCGTACAGAACTAACCCCATAAGAACAAGCGTCTAAGTCTAAACCCAAATTCATTGTCCATTCATAGAGATGTCTAATTCCGGTGGGCTCCTTCAATTGGTCGCAACGGGACGGCAGGATATCTACCTGTCCGGCAACCCACAGACGACGTTTTTTAAACAGGTGTATCGCCGTTATACAAATTTCAGTATGGAAACACAGCGTATCGCCTTGGATACCGCTACAGAGTTTGGAAAACTGATTAGCACTACGATTCCAAGAAACGGTGATTTATTGAGTCAGTTGTATTTGGAAATCAATTTACCGGCCATTACTCCCGAGGGTCCCGTCACAAACACGACGAATTGCGGTGTTACAACGATTCCACCTACCAATTATGCGGCAACACCTCCTGCTGTATCCTATGTTAATGGGATTGGCTACGCCATGATTGATTACATTAGCATTTGGATTGGCCAACAGGAGATTGATCGCCAATACGGTGAATTTTTGTACTTGTGGACACAACTTACAACACCGGGATCTAAGCAACAAGGAGTACAACAGATGATTGGACAACAATCGGTCTACACAGAGTCGAGTCAATCTGGACCGTTACAACTCTTTGTGCCCCTGTACTTTTGGTTCTGTAAGAATCCTGGTCTTGCCTTACCCTTGTTAGCCTTACAGGCGACTCCTATCAAGTTGTACATCCGACTCAAGAATGGACAGGATATGATCTTTAGCAATGCGTTGGAGCAGTCGATCATAAACGATGGATCTTGGGTCGCACCGATTGCGTCTCCTCCTGTGATTACAGATATGACGCTGTGGGGCGATTATATTTATCTGGATGTGGAGGAACGCCGACGCTTTGTTAGTTCTAAACACGAATATTTGATTGAACAGGTTCAACAACAGAAACGTTACAGCATTCCGCAAAATACAACGCAGGTCAATGTGCCTCTTACCTTCAATCATCCCATCAAGGAAATGATTTGGGTCGTGAACCAGGATCGTATGTTGGCGTCACACGAATACTTTAACTACGGGAGCCGATTGCTGTTACAGGGGGGTATTCCTAATTTGGATTTGATTAGCACCGCCTTACTTCAGTTAGATGGATATGATCGGTTTGAAGTTCAGCCGGCCACCTATTTTCGATTGATGGTCCCTTGGCAACGTCATACGGCGATTCCGAATGATTTCATTTATGTGTACAGTTTTAGTTTGGCTCCGGAGGCGGCGCAACCACAGGGGTCGATGAATGCCAGTCGTATTGATAACATTGTTTTACAACTCAAGATGAATACACAGGTAGCCTCTGTACCGGCAGGCGTTACAGTGTATGCGATTAATTACAACGTGCTTCGTGTGGTAGCGGGTCTTGGGGGCGTTCTGTTCACGGTGTAAAATTTGATACAGATGAATAGGATGTCAGACTTGAAACAGCACGTGAGTGACGTAGATACGTGGGGTGGTGCCGACCGCAACTGGTACGTCTTTGTTGTCTTGTCAGTACTCTTTGGCTTAGTGGGCGGAGACCATTTTTACTTGCGATCCTTCAAGACGGGCTTTCAAAAGGCCTTTCTAAATTTACTTACGTTTGGTGCCTGGTATTGGTGGGATTTGTCACAAATCATATGGCAACGGGACGTAGTTATGAAGGAGGGCTTATCGAGTCCCTTGGATTGGATTCGTAATATTGGGCGAGGAGTCTTTGTAACACCAGGCGCTCCCACAATGGTGGCAGACAAGTCGTATGTTGTCTTTGCCTTGTTGGCTGTGTTTTTTGGTCTTCTAGGCGCTGACAAGTTTTACATGGGAAGTTGGATTCAGGGATTGGCGAAACTGATTCTTTGTTTCAACCTCTTTACCTTCTTGATTGGATGGGCGTGGGTGGCCTGGGACGCCTTTCATGCCACCTTTATGACCGAGGATATTCTGAAGAATGGTGTGGAAGCACCTGTGGTTCTGAATACAGTGTTTGGACCGATTGATAGCAAGGCCTTTCGCCTTCACACACCACGGGAGGGAGTGTTGGGACAGGTGGAACCCTATTTAAGTTCGGTAGGATTAACGACGGATGGATCGATTGGTGATATCATCAATACCTTTATGTGCGCATATGGACATTTGTTTGGTCTTCCTCACACGCATACGGAGAAGTGTATAAAACATACGGTGCCTGTGCCGACGGCGACTACTGTACCCACTACAGAGGCAAAGCTTCAAGAAGGGCCTTCGGTGAAACAACGAGGAGGCGCCGTCTTACAGTTGAAGGAACAAACGGGGGGGGGCTCGAAACAAGAGGACTCCGGACCTGGTCCCGTCATTGCGGGTGCCTTGGCCGCAGTCGTCATTACGGCTGGGTTAAAAGGAACTTACGATTTTATAAGACAGCAGTACGGATGAACATTACGCAAGAAGACTTTGAACGCATGTTTCATGACAAGACAGACCTTTATAAGAAGGGGTGGATCGTCTATTTTACGGCGGCCTGGTGCGGCCCTTGTAAGAATATTAAACACGAGGCTGTAGAATCAGCGGCGCTTACAAAGGGAATCCCTTATTGGAAATGCGATGAAACTATAAATTCTTACACATCGGGATATTGCGCTGTTCGCAAATTTCCGACCTTTGTCTTCTTCAAGCCGAAGCAAACCGTAAGTCAGATACAGTCGGCGGAAACAGATCAAATTGTATCATGGATTACGAAACTAGACTAAATAGCAACATCTGGTAGAATGATATACGATTATATCATTGTAGGAGGTGGAATAGCGGGCCTTACAGTGGCCGAAGGGTTAGCAAAGAAAAAGAAGCACGTATTGTTGTTGGAACAGTATCCTGTCTTGGGAGGCCGTATCTCTACGGAACGTGTTCCGAAAACAAAGGACACCCCCGCACTTCAATATGAA